CCAATCTTGGACCATTGTGGTCCTCTGTCACGAAATGCTCCGCTATGATTGACAGCCCAGATAAGCTGTCTCTCTTCAAGTGTGCAATATTCACTTAGCAATTCTATGACAAGATCGTATCGGTCAATTTGTTTTGGCGTTGGTTTTGGAAGTCGTGACTTGCCTTTGCCATAGCCATAAGCAGTCCATTCTGTCTTGTAGTCCATCCAATGTGTTAGCCTTTGTTTTACCCTCACAGAAGGCATCATCTTTTCAGTCTCGCATGCTTCCGCTAATAGGTTATCAAGATGCGATATGCCATTGTTCAGTATTAGATCTATTTCATGCTCTTTAATACTCTGCATGTTTGATCCATTCTTGCTTTTGATTGTAGTCCATATTGCTAACTCGCAGTGCTAGATCCTTCCAGGCATCTCTGGACATGCTACTGCTGGCTCTTGTTAGCTTCTTATGTGTCATGTTTTCGACATAGCCATTCTTTTGGCTCTTGTCTTTTGCTACGACATAATAAGCATTCATATGCTTAACTGTGTCTTGCAATGTCTTGCTTAGATCTGGCTGTCTTATATTAGCCTGGCTAACTGGTTGCTTGCAGTCCGTTGCTTTTTTTAAGTTAATTTTTTTTAGGTGATTAAGCAGATCTTGGGCTGATTCGTTGCCCTTGCTTATATAAGCCTTTTCGTTATCACAATTCGTCATGTTTGTAAATCCTCCTCCATATTGCCCTTAATTTTGCTAAGTAATTCTTTTGAGGAAACAGTTCGAAGTCCGCTCCGATTGCATTCCAATCCCATTCTGGCTTCTGCTTCTCTTCTCGTTTTTTCAAAACAATCTGTCCTTAATTCTCCAGTTATGTAATTAATTTCATAGCAAAGTAGTTTCTTGCTTCCATTAAAAACCCATCCACCGAGATGGCTGTAATGGATCCGATCACAGACAAAACATCTGCCAACGGCTACAGCTTTTTTTCTTGCCACTAATGATCAGCCCAGATCTTTACCAGAGACACACCAACATCCATCCAGTCGGCTTTCTTCCAGCCAGCTCCAGTTACTTTGTTAGCTCTTATACCCAAAGACTCCATTGCTTCTTGTGGAGAGACATCCTGGGACATCCAAAACTTTAGTTGCTCGGCTGTGATCATAAAGCATTCATCAACACTCATAAGTCTATTTTCTATCATTCTAATTTTAGGTTCTGTTTGCATGAAATTTCTCCGCCTTTTCTTCAGTTTGTGTGTTTTCAAACCATTCATAAAAATCTTTACTCGTCACTTCACCAAGCGTGGCTGTTTGAACATTGAGAATATTATCTGGTCCAGGGAAATTAAAATTCTTGTCATACGCATCAAGAGTCCATCGTCTTATGATAGATCCATCGCTAATGCCAAATCTATGCGCAAGCTGTTTCCAGGTGATTTGCTTTTCACCTTTTGCTTGCGACTTCTTCCAGTCTATTAAATACATTTCGAATCCTTTTTTGGCGTGCTAATTTTTATCAACACATATTGTTAACTTACTTATTGATTTTTGGGATTTCGAAAACTAATTCGTTTGACTTATTAAACCAAGTTAATATACTTTCTGGCGGAGGTCAATCACATGATAAAAAATATAAACCCATCAGCTTTTGTTTTACATCAAGACAAGGCTGATGTTATTTTAAGAAATATTCAGTTGGAGAATAGATTAGTGCATAATAAAAATGTTGAGCAATTACGCTCAAGCCACAATGATTCATCGGATCATTTACGAAACTCATTAAACGAATTAATTTTAATTTATAATTTAGAGAATAATAAGCTTGCTAAATTTCTTGGCATAAAAGCAGAAACAATCTCAAAGCACAGACATGGTAAAAGTCCCATAAGTTTTGAAATGGCTGAAAAATATTCTGCAATGCTTTTTGATGAATATAACATAACATCAGATCCTCTCGGTTTAATGACAAGTAAATGCAAGCATGCAGATCTATATGAAAATTCTCTTGCGCCTGGTCAAATGGAAATTATTGGAAGTTTTAACAGACCAGAAAGAGAAATAACTCTTTTTAATACCACTAAAAGAAAGATGTTTTTGACATGTGATTATTTAACACATTGGATGACTGTTGCATCACCAGAGGTTAAGACTTCTGCTATTATGTTTTCTGGCTGGGATGATAGAAATAATTTTCAAGACGAAAGTGATTTTCACATGCAAGATTTTCATTATTGGTTAGTTATCCATAGACCTATGGTAAAAAATATTATTCACCGAGATTCTTTAAACAGTTTATCTTTGTGTAAAATTAAAGGTTCAGATGAAATTTATGCTGGCATCTTGTATGAAAAACCAAGACGAACAAGAAAATCCCCAAGGCTATTTCAGTTATTGGATGAAGACTATTTACATGAGGATTATAAGTTTTTACCTACAGATATAAATGTAGACGGAATAGAATTAGATTGGGCTACCCCAGTTATAACTTCTATAGTAAATCCAACCGCACAAGGTATGACAGTGACATTTGAAAAATCTGACGATTAAGCTTCAATGTAAAATTTTAATTTTAAGGGACAGAAATGTCCCTTTTTTTTTGATTTTTTTTCTGTCTTTTAGTGTTATCCACAGCCTTATAAACATCTGTAATGACTTGTGAAGACATTTGTATGATTTAATAGATATTTGTTGTTGACTTGTTAGGTCTTGTAAATGAATATTTTTATCATGCAAGAAAAGTCAAACATAAAAAACAGAGATTCATTTGGCACCTTTCCAGACTGGGCTAAGATCCATCAATTCAAATGGCATAGTAATCCAGCCAGTAAACATTTTAGTAAAACAGTTTTTGATAAGTCTTTTATAAGACCTCAAACTGATAAAGCCTGGAAGCTATTAAATGAATCAAAAATAGATGAACAAAAAATACGAAAGCAAGCATTTAATATTATAGATAAATATTCGTATGACTCAGCTCCTATGTGTCTCGGTAGAACAGTTCAAACAATCTGTGATGCTCGTCTTCTTCCCCTAGACGAATTACAAAGGATCTACCAAACAAAAGATAGAAAGGAGATTGAGGACACAGCTCGCCATGAGATGGATGTATACCAACCCTATGCATATGCCACAAATGACGAGCTTAAAGCAAAGGCATGCTTTGAAGCTTTAGATGATACTGTGCATCACGCTATGCAAGGTTTAGAGCATGCCTTTCAATTGTTGGGCTTAAACCAATGGGAGGGAGAAACAGATGTATTTATGGAGCTTCATGGGATTGAGCTTCCGTATTACTTCAAGCCTGACTTTTGTAACCTGATTGAGCTAAAGATCCGATCACCTCGTCTGAATCCTCCTCGGAAGGATGGTTCACGCACCTGGAGTAAGGGTAGCATTCCGAAAACACCTTATGCTGGATGGCTTAATCAGGTTAGCGCATACAATTCATATTTTAACAGACAGCCAGTTATCGTTTGCGCCAACAATGTAGAAAACAAAGTTTATCATCCAGAGAATGGTGATTGGATGTTGGAGCAAGATCACTTGAACAACACAATGCAGAACATTGTTCAAGATCTAAAAAGACACGAACATATTTTAAGAAAAAGTGACAACCTGGAAGAGTTAGTCCAAATGGTTATTCCTGACTGGGATCACATCTCATGGAGCAGTATGAATCCAGAGGTTCTTGATGAAGCTAAATTATTATTTGGAGTTATATAAATGAATGCAGATCTAAATTTACCAATAGTTAAAATAGAAAATGAAAAGGCTCCTGAGATGATCAGTACAATTGATAAGATAGATCCTGATCTAGCTTCATCTCTTGTGAAGTTTCAAAGCAAGATGAGGTTAATTGAAAAAGACGGCAAGTCTCATAACAATACATACACTACTTATGACAAGCTTATAGAAGCCTTTAGAGAGCATGGACCAGAATGTGGTCTTACACCATACATAATGATTAGAGGTAACTTTATACAGGCTCATATGATCCATGAGAATGGACATCTTAGTCCAGCATCTATTGTTGAGATGCCAGAAGAACATAGTCTTCGTGCTGGCAACAATTTGCAAGGCTTGGGATCTGATATTACCTATCTTAAAAGATACATTTTATCAGCTATGTTAAATCTTGCATCTGGTGATGATATGGATGGCAATCCAATAAAAAAAGAAACTCTAATAAAAAAAGAAACTCCAATAAAAAAACAAGATCCAAAATCAATGGAAGCTAATTTGATTGATGGCATTGTAAAAACAACAAGATTGCCAGCCCTCATGTCCTGGAAGATGGACAATGCAGATGCATTAAAATTTTTTGAAGAAACGAATGTTGAAGGGCATGTTCGTATTTTTGAACACTACAAGAAAAAAGAAACTGAATTAAAGGAGAAAAAGTAAATGGGAAGACCGCATATGGGTAACTCAAGAGTTACAGTACACCAAGATATAAAACAAAACTGGGCTAACGGAGAAGCTACAGGCTTTAAAGATATTAAAGCTTCCGCTTGGATTAATTGTGGCAAGGAAGGTCCCAGCCAAGACGATCAAGAAGTTATAGATATGTTTACTAAATGGTTAAAGACAAACAGCTACACAGTTGGAGTTCAGATCCAAGAAAAAGCTGGTGACAATTTTATAAAATTATTAAGCGTAAATTTATTTGGTAATACGGAGGAGTAAATGAAAGATGCAGAGGAAAACAGCATCTTGGTCAACACTAAGCAAGCTTCGAAAATTTTATGGGGAGACATTTCTCCATCAGCCCAAAGAAGGACAACAAGACTTGCGAACAAAGGAGTCATCAAACATGTCAGAGAAGGAAAACTCTACTGGTTCAATCGAATTGCCCTTAAACGAGTTGCTGGTGATACCGACAGAGAACAAGATAACAGTAGTAGTGCAAGGCAAGGTTTATACATGCAAGGCAAGCAAGCAAGTCTTAATCCGAAAAGCACAAGA